TGGATCTACCCGGTATATTACCATTTCCACCCCACGAAAGACTATCTAATTGAGCATAACCTGAGCTAGTACCACCGCCCGTGCCACAGGCCTGTGCTGACCAAATAGTATTGCTAAAAGGATTAGTCACAGTAAAACCGTGATAACCGACTGCGTTATCTGTTAAAGACGAAATATTCAATGTGCCATAAAGCGTGTTTGAAGTATTGGTATCTGCAGTGCCATACATCTTTGCAAGACCTTGACGAATTGTCATAGTCGTAGCGCCATCCTCGACAGTAACACTATTCTTATTTGAATAACCTGTTAGCTTATCTGTTTTTACTTCACTCATGCCAAATCTCCTGCAACCATACTTGCTGCGTACATTATATCTCTATTAGCATTAGTATTCATGATCCGACAGTTGATACTAAAAGATGTACTGGTATGTGCCTGAGCGGTTGGAGCTCTTCCTTCTACACCATAGTTACCACCACTTTCGTTTTGAGGCTGGCCCGAACCCGCAACGGCATAATCAGCACCACTCATATTATTAGTAAAAGACTTTGTTGTTTGACCAGCCGCAACATCAGTCGTAGAAGATTGATTAAAACTCGAAACGGACGGGTGGCCAGTCGAATCTTGGTCAACTTCAGAAAACATTTTTAAAGCGGCCTGCTTTGTGAAGGTAATAGGTCCACCATTAGTGTGTTCAATAGAATTTGCTCTTAGTGTACTCATATCGTTGTCAAAGTGCCTCCGCTCAATACTGTCAATATTACACCAGAATCTACAGTCATAGGCCCAATCATCATTGCGTTTGAATTACTATCTATTGTTACGTTTGCTGTAATATTCTTTGCTGTTACATGGATTGGTTCGGTCACAGTCGTCTTCGTATTGATTGTCGAAAATTTACCAGCAGTAATAGTGTCAGCAGTAATCGTACCGCTTAACTGCCCGCCAAATGTGATGTCTCCACTACTATCTAGTGTGATCGAAGCAGTGCCTCTATCTGGATACTCTAATTTTTTTACACCAATTGTACTCATGCTAAATCTCCTGCAACTTGACACCATGCCGTATTTGCATCATTTGGTACTGTGGCAAAGTGACAGTAATAACCAATCGCGGATGTGCTATAAGCATCAGCATTATCAGTATGCACTGAGCCGGCATCATTGTAACCGCCACCATCCTGCTGAGCCAGTGTAACCGAATAATTTGCGTTATTCATATTATTAGTAAAGTTATTACCAGTGATTCCTACACCACCATCAGTTAAGCTACTTATATTATAACTATCTTCAATGGCGTGTGGGTTAGCAGTTTGCTGAACACTACTCCAGGATTTGATACTGCCTTGCGTGAAATTAACTTTGTCGACTCCGCCTCCTTCACTCCTGCCTTTCAATATACCTTCATATTCAATTCTTAAATTAACCGTGCTACTATCCTGAAGAAAATATGTATCACCATTAATATTATGGTTTTTAACAGATAAATGACCAGCATTTGAAATACCAAAGGTAGCCAGATTACTGTTTTCATCTGTTAACCTTAGTGGCGAAGCATCACCGGCTGCGCTTGTCCCATAAGCTGTGATTCCGCCATCGGCAAAAATTCTACCGGCAAATGTAGAAGAATCTGTAGATGCTGATACGAGCTTTTGATCAAAGGTGATCACACCAGCAGCATTAACTGTCAGAGCACTTGTGCCATTTGGGTGTTGTATCTTTTTTATGCCAATAGCGCTAGTCATTAGAATACCATAAACGTTCCGTTGATTGTTATTGTTACGCCAGAATCTACATCAATTGGTCCTACGACCATAGCGTTTTCGTTTGAGTCTACCGTCACATTTGAGGATACTGCATTAGGATTAAATTTAAATCGACTATCTACAATTCCTATTACTGAAGCTGAATCAGCGCCGCCTGCTGCAGACCTTGCACCAACATAGTCAGAGTCAACTAGATTAGTAATTGCTCTTCTAATCTTCACGTTACCGGGCTTAGATATACGAGCTTCTAAATTATTCTCAAGCTCATCAATAGCCGGTACACTTATATTTCCACCTTTAATTTTTGTAGCCATTACGCGCTAGTCCTAATTGCTCTAAGCTTTACACTAGTATTTGTATAAGTCGGTGTGAATTTTAATCTTACTAAACTTCCACTAATATCTGCATCAAATGAACCTAAATTCGAATCAAGCAACAGTTGAGCGTACGTAGTCATAGCAACCGTTGTTCCATTATGTGTAAGTAATATCTCTTCACTATGGTATTTATTATCAGAATCATGTTCAATCTGCGCGATATATTTCGTAGTCCTATACAAAGTTTTAGTAAATGTATCAACGATTTGATTTGCAGTAGTTGCAGTTAAATCTGAGTCGACTGCTGATATTAAGTTCTGAGCAATGACATCGCTGTGAACTCTCATTTCAATTTCGTCACCAGTTTCTGGTGCAGAATCAAGAATGATATTCGATCCTGATAATGAATAACTATTAACGTGTTGCGCTACACCGTTGATCGTAACAATTACTGAATTTTCTGAACCGGAAGCTGGAGCTTCTGATAGAGTAAATGAAACAGTACTGCTATCACCGGTGTATGAATTAACTTTGATTTGATTGACTGCGCTGCTTCCACTGCCGCCACCACCGGCCGGCGCCCTTAGTGTAACATATGCGCTATCAACGGTCGAAGTAATTAAGGCGATAGTCGCCGCAGAATCAGTACTTGCTGGTGTTCTTGCAGTTATGTAAGCGCTGTCAACTAGACTTATTACTTCGCCAGAATCCATAAAGCGATAGCCGGATAAAGCAGAGTCAATGAATATCTTTTGTCTTGATTGGACGTAGGCGTTATCTACGGTACTTGTTATGAGAGAAATAACTGCTGAAGAATCTGTTGCAGATACTCTGGCGTTAATATAAGCCGAATCGATGAGACTTATTGCACTGGCCGAGTCAAGTGCAGGCGTAGTCAAATCAATATTAGCTAGTAAAGACGTGCCACCGGAATCAAGATATGTCGCTTGAGGTTGAAGCCGCACGGCTCCATTCTGTGATACAACAGAAAACGTAAATTTCTGATAGTGTGATAGACTCGAATCCTGATTTAAGATAGGAAACGATGAAGCAGTTCTATTCAGGACATAGTCGGAGTCAACAATAGAAGTTACTTGAGAGGAATCTAGACTTGCGACTCTTGCATTAATATAGTCTGAGTCGATTGTAGTGGTGACTAAAGAGCTAGTACTCGCTGAATCAATAAAGGCTTTTATACCATTTGATGCATCTTTATAGAATAACCGGCCATCAGCATAGTTGATAGCCAGTTCGCCATAAGCCAGATCAGATGATCCAGGAACCCTCCCGACAACGGAGGATTTCTTGAGTTTAATATCTACCATCTTTAGTCCTTAATAAAGGATGCCCTTCACGAGTAAAAACTCAGGCTAATATTCTTAGTATGTACCACCGTCTAGGTCAAATATCGATACCAGTCCAGCAGTAACTGTCATTTGATCAGAGTCAAAGTTAGCAGCACCACGATTTGTTACTGTTGCAACTTCAACATCTACTTGTAAAGTATTTGCAGCGTCATCATATGTCAAGTCAATAGCTTCACCGGCAAGTAAAAGATTACTTAGCCTGTCATCAACTCTCTCGTCTGTGTAGTATAGGTTTGTAGAACCTTCAGACAGATTATCGGTGGTGAAGTTAACTAGATGGTTTCTAATACTACCTAGAGGTTTGTTAAGATCCCATGTATCGGTGACTGAATTGTAAATGATACTAGCATTAGCACCTTCTACAGAAATACCTGCACCGTTGGCAGCTGCAGAATCCGAAGCGGAATCTGCTAGAGTAATAAGCTTATCATTAACTGTAAGCTCTACCGAATTGATTGTCGTAGTTGTACCTTCAACAACCAAGTTGCCTAGAATAACTAGGTTGCCAGAATCACCGACAGGATATGGATTGATGTAGAGATAACCTGATGCATCAGTTGAGCTCAGAGTATTTCCATCCATCTTCAAATTATCTACTGTCAAGCTTGACAGGCCGGTTACATCCGAATCAAGGATAATCGCTACCTGATTGTCGGTAACGGCTGTTGTAATATTAGTTGATCCTTGAAGTGTTAGTGTATCTGATAGAAGAGATACGGTATCTGTTCCACCATCACCAGCGATTGAAAGGTTGGTAGCAACGGCTACAGAACCAGCAGAATCCAAAGTACCTTGTGAATTAACAGTAAAGACTGGAATCTGAGTGGTTGAACCGTACGTGCCTGTTGCTACGCCCGTAGGATCGAGCTCAATAGTAACAGTAGTTCCAGCTCTGCGAGTACCAATCTGTGTACCGCCATGAATAATGAGATCGGAGTCAGCAAGATTAATTGTACGAGCTTGACCGGAATCAGTTTGAATTTCTAGAGTTTTCGTAGCGCTGGCATTATCTACGTATGCTTTTGTAGCAGCGTCTTGAGCGCTTGATGGATCTGTAACATTTGAGATAAGAGATGTGCTAGCATTAATAAAACCAGCACCATTTGGATCAAGGACAATATTTCCATCAGTGTTTGTAGACGAGATAGTATTACCATCAATAGTAATATTATCTACATTCAATACATCAATTTTACTGGAAGCATCGACAACAATAGCACTTGATGCAGTAAGAGTACCAGCAACGTGATCCAACATATTGGCGAAAAAAGCACCGCCAATAACTTCGATAGTAGTTGCATTTCCGGAACCGTCATCTCCTTTACCGAAGTAAAGCCTGTCGCCTCCGTTTGCTTGGGTACCGGTACCAGCGGAGTAGGAAAGTTCTCCTGATTTTAATGACCCGGGAGCGCTGGCACTGGTCGATCTTTTAATTCTGATAATAGTGGCCATTAATAATTGCCTCCGTTTATGTCTTGTTTCTCAAGAAATATTGTAGCTTCAAAGTTTCCGGAAGTTGCGGAATATACTAACATCGATCCATCTACCTTTCCACTGGTATCTACTCCAAGTAGGTTGTTAATACTCGTCGATCCAGAGCTTACATTTCTAACTGGCCGACCTACAACAACTCTTTTAACCTGCGTTGTTTGTCCTACACCCCTAACCGTTTTTACCTGAGTAGTCTGGCCAGTTCCAATTCTAATAGCCATATCTTACCTCGTTACGGACGGAGTGACTGTAATCTTACCCTCTAAAATTCTCTCAATGATCGTGTCACCATCACTATCAGCAAAAGAAAGTTCAACATCATAAACATATCGACCAGCTTTGAGAGCGTCTGTTTGAGCATTTGTCAATGTAATAGTGCAGATACCTCGAACCGCGTCTGCTACAGTAGTGACAAAGGATGTAGTATCTGCGCTGTCACTACTATAAGTTTTTTTCAATTTTGCGGTGACTGTATGATTTGTCAAATTCTTGACTGAACCATCCGTATCAACTAGATGCAATTCAATAGATGCATCAGCACCTTGATCTATAGTAATATCTTCGTATTGGGCCATTTACAAAATACTCTTATTTGTATTCTATATTTATAAAAATAGATATCAGATCTATTTATACTAATTTGCGCTTTGGAATCTTTGAATCTGCAGAAGAAACGCATGTTTCTGTAATACATGGCATAGGTTTTTCAAATAATTTAAAGCCTTTATCGATATAACCTAGTGGTTCGTCACTACAAGAGTAAGATCTTTTGATACTGCCGTCAGGCTCTCGAATAATAATAGACCTATAACCGGACTCACAAGTCCAACCACTAAACTTATTGAAATTAAAAGTATTGAAGCGTTCTGCTTGATCCATATAGTATTTTTTTCCACTAGCATCTTCTAACTCTACTTGCATATGTTGAGGGATGCCAGTTTTTTCATAACGTAAATCAAGCTCCACTTTGGGTCTGGGTCTTCTGATGAGTTTTTTTGTATCGGTAAAGCCTCGTTGAGGCATGCCGTTGCGTAATCGTTCAAGCATGCTATCAGTATAGCCATCAACAATAAAACTAGCAGTAGGATCAGACTGAGGTTTAAGAGTGACATTGATTCCTCTTTCATGGAAGTACAGCGCGTCCTCCCAGCATTGTTCAAACTTATCCGGCAGCATAACTTGATTGATTGTAACTTGAATGTCTTGGCTCTGGCAATATTCTAATTTGTCGGCAAACTCCGCAACTTTCTCTTGTGTATCTACATGTTCTCTATGACACGAGGCTGTGATACTTGACCTGTGAAACCTGCTACAAATCGCAGCGTATTCTTCAAACCATTTCATCTTGCGTGAAATGTTAGAAGTCATGTGTACTGAATGATAGTTACAGTTAGGAACATCATCAGCTAAGTATTCCATAATCTCTAGATAGTCTGGATGGAAAGTTGGCTCACCACCAGAGAATGAAAAATGAAATGAATTGTAATTATTAGCACGTGATTGACGTTTGATTTCATCGATAGTCATTAGAATCAAGTCAATAGTGCGGTGATCTTTCTTGCGGCTTGAGGCGTATGGCCAGCAATATGAACATGAGTAATTACAAAATCTTCCTAGTAACCAACTGACCGTAAACAAATCACGGTGCAGCATAGTCCTTTGTCCTACGCTTACAATATTGTCAAATGGTATTTGAGTAAAGTCATATTGGCTCCACTTCAAATCAGTCGTAGACATAGCTTTGTTCAGACGCAGGCCTGTCCTTATTTAATTCGCGATGATATGCATTGATGAATTCAGCAGCAATCAGCTGATGCGCCTTTTGATTAGGGTGGTTATCTTTTTCGGAAATAAACATGTGTTCGTACTTATGATAGCCTGACTCGCTGTAATCAAAGAAATTTCTCTCAATTTTATTTGTCATATTCTCAATGTACTGATAGTATTTTAGATCTTTACAGACTTCAAATAACTTCTCTCTTAGTTTTATTCTTCTGCTTGACATTACATCATATGCTTCAACTCCTTTGTGAGGATCGACGTGTGTTACTGCTTCAGCACCCATAATAGTATTTAATGCAGTACCATGAATGATAGTAATTCCTTTCATCTTACAGTATTCGTCAAGTAAACAAATTGTTCTCAATGATTCTAACACTACAGTTGCATATACATTCATTTCTGGATCTAAGTTGTGTACTACGGTAGTAGGATACTCAATATTCTTTTTAGATATAAAATTAAGTCTTTCAGAAATATACTTTTCTACTGAAGCTTTTGTCAATCTAGATTCATTAGGTTCTCTGACCCAGTTACCGCTCTTTCCTAGAACAATGTTATCAAGCCCAAAAATGCTCGCTCTACAAGCTTGTGACCAGTATACAAATACAATGATTTCTCTATCCAGATTTTCATTGATTGTATCAAAAACCTGATTAGCTATAAACTGATTTCCAGCTCCTCCAGTTCCTCGATTAATCACATCCCAATCCATGAACTCGGCTGCAATAGATGACCACACGTTGATACCATTTTCGGTATAGCCCGGTTCTAAAGCATCAGTCCAACTGCAGCCTGCAGTAACAAGAAGTGGCTTAGTCATTAAAAAACTTTTACTCCGTATGTCTCTTCAAATTTAAGAGCGTCTGTTAAATTATCAACCATTGGCATACCTTTGATATTCAAACTCGTATTAAGAAGCATAGGACATCCAGTTTTTTCATACCATTCTTCTAGGATAGTTCGTAGTATAGAACCACAATCTTTTTTGACGAGCTGAACACGAGACGTTCCGTCAACGTGAATAACAGATTTGTGGTCGTGTTTTGCTATTGAAACAAATTGCATGTACTCACTCACTGGTCCTTCATAATATTCATCATAAAATTCTTCTAGTATCGCGGGGGCGAAAGGCCTGAATCTTTGTCTTTTCTTAATGTCGTTAACGCTGTCTTTAATATCAAGACGGGGGTCAGCAATAAGACTGCGATTACCAAGGGCGCGAGGACCAAACTCAGCGCGGCCGTTAGCCACACCACAGACACCATGCTCAAGAATATATCTAACAACTTCACTAGCATTGATTTTACTATCGATATTAGTTCCAAGATACGGTCCTTTCCAATTAAGCTTCTTCTTTCTGTGTCTTGCTGCAGCACCGAGAGATGAGCCAGCATCACCAGGATTAGGCATAATCCAAATATTCTTATCTTTAATTTTCGAATTAGCGACACAGTTAAGTGCACATCCTCCCATCAATATTAGATTCTCGTGTTTACAGTATTTATTAATATTTGAGAGAAGCTGTTTTTCGTAGAACGCTTGTATGGAAGCCGCAATATCTTCAGGTCTACCTGCCGGAAGAGAAATACCGGTATGACAGTTAGTTTGTAAAAGATAATCAAAGTCAATAGTAGGTTCTCCGTACGCGGCCAACCCCATAACAATGTATTCTTCTTCCATAGGCTTGTAACCAAGAGCCTGTGTTACTGCTGAATATGCTAGGCCTATGCTATCCGGATAACTCAACATCCACGTTTTACGCATAAGGCCGCCACGCATTTCAAAGCAGGATGCACTTTCAATTTCACCTATTGCATCGATACAAAGAATGTCGCAATCTTCAAATGTAGACGTAGCCCATCCAGCCCATGCATGAGTTTCATAATGACCATATTCTATATGAGGATCTATGTTACGAGCACGATCTGGTTGGCCAGCGATCTGCCTACGGAAGTCGACTCTATTTCTTTTCTCATGTCCAATAATAAGATCAGAGTCAGGCAGAAGATCTTTCTTTAGCCACTTGTCGTTCTTGACTTGCGAATGTCTTTCAACGTGGTGCGCTTCAAGAATCTCACCGTCTTCTATAAGTGTCCATGCCGCGTCGTGACTTCCTTCTGATATACCAAGAATTTTCATTTCCACTGTGCCATAAATGGATCCCATCCCTTATTACATTTGTTGCCACATGTCTTAAGTCTGCCTTGCGCAACTCCGTGGATGTTCCAACTATTTTCTATACTTTTAAAGAATTTACCGTTTACAATCTCTTCTAATGGTGTTATATTAATATTGATAGATTCAAACCCACCGTTATCCATGATCATCTGGTATTCTTGGCTGTCCTTCATTGGCCTCCACCACTTATAAACTTGGCCAGCTAACCAACAACACGGAAACACTAAGCCTTCAGCCGAAACATATATTTCTTTTTTCTTTACACATTTAGGTTGTATCTCTGCTACGTCAATAAAGTTATCAAGAGTTCCAAACTTATCTACGATCTTGCCGTAATCACTATCAATAGCTTTGTTTCTATACTTAGGATCTTGAGGCTGTGCGAGTAGCTGTGTAGCGTTACCTTTTCTATCGACAGCCTGATGTTGATCTCTCTTCTTTAGGTCTGCCGAGTATACATACCGTCCAGATTTTTTTATGATAAATTCGTCGACACCTAGGATCTTAGAGAACATGCGAGCCTGCTCTACTTGATGTTCGTTATAGTTGAATACAATAAACGTCCACTTAGCTCTACCACCAGCATCACAGAAAGCTGCCATGTTTTCTTCAACGTTCTGCCATCGCACGCCTTGGCGGTATAAGTGATTAGTGTCTTGCAATCCGTCAACAGAAAAGTTAACAAAGGTTACAATCTTTGCGAGCTTCTCCCACCACTCTACTTTTCTGGCTCCACCATTTGTAATTACCTGTAGATTTATCTTAGAGTTGCACTCTCGAATATATTCACATATCTCTAACATGTCGGGTGCTAAGATAGGATCACCGTGATTACCACACATGTAGAAAGTATGTAAACTTTTTAAGAAATCTGGAGAGAAAGCTTTTACAAACTGATCATATGACATTGACTCGTCTTTAAGATACTGATTAACCTCACCTCCATTCTTATTCCTGTCGCACATAGGACATGATGCTTGACAAAGCTGAGTAGGTTCAAAGTGTATCTGTCCAATGCTATACATGTTTAGTCGCCAGTGTTTGTAACTCAAAATGATTTTGTATAGTGTTACATTTTTTTGTACATATCATAGGATTATCGTCAGTGTTCCATCTTTCTTCATATGTTACAAACCATTCCATAGCTTTCTTTATTCCAAGCTTTTTTGCGTTTATTTCGTATGAACCTTGTTGCGATATTGCGTCTAAAATTTCTTCGAGGTGTGTATCTTGTGATGATATTACTGCAGTATTAGACCAGCAACATGGGTAAACATCACCTGTTGCAGTTACATATATTTCTTTTTTCTTTACGCAGTTAGGCACAATAATAGATTTTTGCAAATCTTTGTAAGATACTCTGTTCTCTATAATTTCGCTTTTGTATTTTTCTGTAGATGGAGTTTTTAATACATTAGACTTTCTTCCATTTCTATCATAAGTCTGCCTAACAGGCTTGTTATCTTCGCCGTATCTGTTTGTAGACTTTAAAGCAAACTCTTTGAAGCCTAAGTCTTTCGCTAGCTTTTCGGCTTCTTCAACTTGATGTTCATTGTGTTCGAAAACTAAGTACGCCCATTTGGCGGTACCACCAGCTGCAATGAAAGCTTTCACATTTCTCATAACGTTTTTCCATTGCACGCCTTTTCTATAAATATGGTTTGTATCTTCTAAACCGTCTATTGAAAATACTACATTAGAAGTTACTTTAGCTAGCTTCGTCCAGAATTCTGTTGTACGAGCTCCGCCATTAGTAACAACATCTAACACTATATCATCGTTATGTTTTCTAAAATACTCTAGTATTTCAATACAATCAGGAGCTAACATTGGATCACCAACGTTACCACACATATACATCTTACGTAATTGCGAAATAAACTCAGGCGAAAACATATCCTTTATGTCACTTAGAGAAAGAGACGCGCTAGTTAAAATAGGGTTAACCTTACCATCCATTGTTGTACGATCGCACATAGGACACAAGGCCTGACATAGTTGCGTTGGCTCGAGGTGAACAACTCTGATATCATTTATTCCATACATTAAACGCCCAATCTCTTTCCATACACCACCAGCATTCACCACACGTTTCAGTAAATCCATGAGTCATGTGATCCCAACCTTCGCAAGATCGAGTTATTTGTAGTAGATCCATAAGCTCATACTTCTCGTATAACTCAGCTATTGTACCTTTGTGGCTGTGAATAAAAGGACAACAATGTATCAACTTGCGCCTTTCATCATCATCAACTAATTGCTTGGTCCAGCGACCTTCCCAGTCTCTATGCTTTTCTCTACACTCCCAGACCTTTTCTCCAAACACAGCTGAAGATCCCCAGTATTTCTGGCCAATTTCTTCGGGCGGATTTGCTGTAACACCATTAAAGACTTGAGATGTCTCACCTATTTCAGATACTACTTCATCAATCAAGCTTTCTTGATAGTCAACGTAATCTTCTTTTGGATTCTCACAAAGCCAAGCTCGCTGAGGCATGAAGTTGCCATAACAGTTTTCTTGTATGTAATCGTATACCTGCTGAGCATGATAGCTCTGCCAATTTCTTACACCGTGAATAATAGTAATTGGCCAAACAGTAAGAGGCTTGTTTTGTTTCTTCCATTCGTTACAAATCATCCATAGAAGAATAGCGCTATCAGCTCCGCCAGACAAGCGAATGATTACGTTTTCAGTAATAACTGGAATCTTAATAGACATAATCAAAAATCCTAGGAGCTAGTTCAGATGCATCACGATTATATAGTTGATCTTGGAGCATTACAATATCTTTAAACGTTTCTTCTGGTAAAGTACGTTTACCTTTTAACCTCATTTCAAATTCTCTAGTAAAATCATTTTTACTAAGACCTTTGAGGATATTTATTTTAGTTTCTTCTGCCAAGTTAACTACGTCTAAGCCTTCTGGCCAGTGTACAAAGGTTGGTCTATACTTTACTTCTATACCATAGTGTCTTTCTAAATCTTGCTTTAAGTGAAATAGATCATGCGCAATCTCATTCATATAGAACGCGTGATATGCAGTAGTAGTACAGACGAGTAGAAGTTTTTGAATCTTGTCCGTGCGACTCAACATCTCATGGATATTTTCAATGACGGTATTATAGTCACCACCTTGTCTAAAGTAGTTAAATAGATTTCCGGTACCATCCATACTAACAGTGATGTCAGCTCTCTTGAAGTGTTCCCACAACTTAACAATATCGTAATTTTTGAATCGAGTAAGAGACATATTCGTATTGTAGACTAGAGTTACTTTCGAGGTGTCAATGTTTGGATCTTCGATCATTCTTTCGAGGAATCTGTACATTTCAACATGAAAGAAAGGTTCGCCACCAGAAAATTCTATACGCTCTACTGTGGGTAGTACGTTAATGAATAGATCATCAATAATTTCTGGCGTAGGAATGTCAATGTGTTTGTCTCTTTCAATCACATGATCAAACTTATGCCTGTACCAAAGAAGTTGACCAACTTCAGGATTTTGCTTTCCTACTTTGATAAAGTTAGAATTGCTTGGTACACTACAATGCCGACAAGAATAATTACAGCCTCTATTTAGTTTGAGCTGTAGATCTCGAACAGTCGCTGTTGTAGTACTATAGTCTGGTTCCGATACTAAAACATCTAGTGATCTTTGTCGATATGAATGAATGCCATTTTCTTCTTGTATCTTACAGTCAACACACTCGTCCGGCCATTCATCATTCATCAATTGTTCACGCATGCGTTTCCATTCAGATGAGTTAACATCTGGAATATCAGGCACTTTACCAAACTCATGGCCATGTCTTAGCTTAAATCGAAAACATGGAGCATAACCACCGGGTTTGAAATCTAAATGCGTCCAAGCAAACTTACACTTTTTCATCTATCATATCACAAAACTCACAATCACGAGTTGGTGGCCTTTCATGTGCATCAATATATTTTTTTGTTTTCATTCGCAAAATCTCTGATAATTCGGGGTTTACTTTTTCGAGAGATGTGGTATAATAAGTATCTAAGATACGAAGGGAGTGGAGTACTCGATGCCAAGAAACATGATCATACTTTTTTTGTTTGATAATATTTCTAAATTTTTGATTAGTTACTCGTTCTAAAATCCATTCTTCGTACCAATCAGGAGCATGCATGAAAGACAAATATCCGTCTGTATCATATGACCACGACTGAGTATCACAATACGGTTTGTAATATTCTAACGATTCGTCAATAAAATTTGCGTTGATCACCGTAAATGTTTGATGTATTGTCATTCTTCTATTATGAAGTAGATCACCGTATTCTAAAAAATTAATAAAACTTTTCTGAAAATTAGATTCAACTCTTTGATATTCTGATAACTCGGGCAATCCGTCAAAACTGCCAGACAATCTAATATGTTTAAACTGATTAAGAATTTCTGCAGTCTCTTCATTCATTTTTATAGAACAGTTTGTTACTAGTTCTAACTCTACTTCAGAAATATTTGTACGCATATCTAGAAAGTATAAAAAATCTAGAAAATTAGGAGAAAGAAATGGCTCGCCTCCTAATAGCTTTACGCTTCTTAGACTATTCCAATTAATCTTTAATTGCTTCAGAGATTCATATCTAGATTTTTGTACTTTTTCTGGGTTAAGGCCTAGATCTATATCTCGCTTTAGAAGTTTAGATGAGAACATACTAGAACACATTCTGCATTGATAATTACACGTGTTATCTAAGCTTAATTCAAGATGTTCGAGATTTCTAAAATCAGGTGTAAGTTTCGAATATCTGTCTTCCATAGCATGGAACTCGTTTGCAGCAGTTCTCATGCTCGGTATACCACTATCATCTTCTTGGTAGCACTTATTACAACGAGAATCTTTTTTTCCTGCTAGCATATCTTTACGTAACTGACGAAACGCGTTTTCATAATCAGAAATTTCTACAGCTTCTTTTGTAGAAAATCTACAGCACGGTCTAATTGTATTATTCATCGTGACTGTAAATGATTGCCACGGAAGCATGCAGACTACATCTTTCAAACTAAGAACCCTAAAAAGAAAGTTTTCCACGCGTTGTCAAATCGACTTGCAGTATGCAATTGCGTAACGTCAAAGATTAACATCTTGCTTCTATCCCAATTAAAGACTAAATCTTCTTCGAGTTCACTGCATTTAAAATCTGCCTTTTCTTTCGTGTCAACGTATTCACACCTGTCCTCACCACAATACATAAGACGTCGAGTATCCCAGTGTTTTAACATAATTGTTTGAGGATCTTGGTTTTCCCACTCTAAAGGAATGATACAACCTAATCCACCATTGTTACCTTCGATAATATCATTGTGGTAGAGGATATTATAAGATGAATTCATATAGTCAAACTTCCACATTCCTTCTTCTGGAACTGTTGGTTTAATCCAATTATTCATCCACTCATCTGCAGTCCACGTAAAACGATGATAGAAATTTGATTCTTTACCAAGAGAAACCTTTTCACCTAGCGCAGTGTCGATAATCAAATCAATCTTATCTTCATCGAGTGGATTGTCTATTACTCTACTTTTCATTGAGCTCAACCTCGTTTAAACCTTTGTTAGTGCCACGTTCATCATACACTCCATCAATAAGCATTCTTAAAGGTGTGCGAATTCCATATTCTTCTCCTTCTGGTCCAAGCGCGACATGAATTGCGTCAAGTTCAGTTAGTCCAAAATCTTTACATACTTTTGAATATAGATGGCCATATCTTTTCCATAAGTGATCAGTACCGAACTCTTTCATAAATTCTACACCTAACCACATGTCTGAAACGTTTGCATATCTAAAATCATTCATTACAGATATTGGACCTACTTGTTTATTGCGACTATATCGAATACCAATACGCTGTGAACCTAATCCAAGAGACTTGGAAAGAGATACAGCCACAGATTGAATAGCCGGATGCCTTACATCGAATTCAAAGTTACGGCACATACCAAACCAAGCACCGTCAATATGAACAGGCACTAGCCATTCATAGCAGTGATCTAATATATCATTGAAATCTTTTATAGTGCTCGTAGTCATGCATGAAGGATACGAAACAACAAATGTATTACCCGGCAAGATATTATACTTACCGACAGTTTCTTGTACTGACCAATCGGTGAGTCTTCGGTGATACTTATACTCACCTTCAATAACTACAATCTCATTCTTGTTATGATAGTGCAGCTCATCAAGAAACTGTGTAGTACCTAGGATAGCATCTCTATATTGAAAATCTTCTAAACCAATATACCTACACATCTCATGAGAATTAATCCATTCATCTATTTGTTCTAGAAAATACTCTGTGTACGCGTGCGGGTCGCGCGGATAGTCTTTCATAGACAATGATTCACGAAATTTAGTATAGTCGCTCAAGTACATAGGCCTTTGCCGCTTCGTACTTAAGTGTTCAAGTGTCAAGTCTTCATATCTAATCATACTTATATGCCAGTGCGTCTACTTTACATGCGCAATATTCTGCAGGGCATGTAATATAATCATTAAGTGGTTTAAATGTTCTATCAAAAATGTTTCCTAACGAGTATTTATTATAGCCAATAAGCTCAGAACATATCCATACATCACCATTCATCTCGATAAAAATACGTTTTGATCCAGCACTGCATTGCCAGAATTGAAATGAATGCTTGCCTTCAATGATTTGCTTTTGAAAATTTACATTTTCCTTATCATAATAAATATCCATATTCCAGCCTGAATCATTTGCATTGCCTTTCTTTAGTTCATTTTCATTTGTGCTTGAAATATAGTCAAGCATTTCTTTAGTATATCCATCTATCAATTTACTGCTATTAAAGTCAGGCCTAAGAACTTTCATAGAAGTATCGACTCTAAGGCTACCATAAGTTTTATTATAAAGATCAAGAATATTATAAAAATACTCAGGATCGAGCATGTAGTTTGCTGAAACCGCGTATCCACCTTCAGAAGCTATTTTAAGATTATTATAAAATAAATCTGGATCGCAGAACGCAGCGTGATAACTAAAGTTAAGTACTACGTTTTTTTGTAATCCAGTTGCAACAAATCTTTCCCACCATGCATGCGTACGACTACCATTCGTATTGATTTCCATTATGATATTAGGATTGACTCTTACGCATTCTTTAAGAAACTTAATCATTTTAGGCCACATAGTTGTTTCACCACCTAGGATCTCAAAAAACATATCAGGTTGTTTGCCGTTACACATTTTTTCTAGAAAGTAAATTGCATCTTCAATATCAGGAAATCCATACTTACCATCATGTAAATTCTCTGGACAATAAGAACAAGAGAAGTTACACATAGAAGTAAAGTTCCATGTAATATAGATTCTATTTGGATTTCTACCAGAGACCTGCAAATTCGGGTACTACCTTTTTAAAATCTTCTCCTCGAGCTTTATCTAACTTTTGAGTAAAGTCGATAAACTGCGAAAGTCTATGCGAGTTGTCTTCGTTATACATGTAATTAACTAGTTGATCAAAGTTGTCTTGTATTCTTTGTGTAGGTGCGCTGTAAGCTAATCTTTTAGCAACAATATCTTTAGCCCATCGTGGTAAAACTGTTATTGATACTTGCTCTGGGCTAGAAGCTTGTACAAAGTTAAGCCACGTGTTATCTGGCAAAATATCATTCCAATACCACGCAACATTAGGAATATCTAGAATGTTGTATATCGTAACTGTACCTCGAATTCCGGGTTCAGCATTCGGTAGATTAATTAATCTATCTAAAACCTGTTCGACTCTTGGCCATTTTGTAGGATAGCGCTGATATTCCATTACTTTGCCAGTAGCATCAAATGAAGTGGCGAATTCTAACTTCTTAAATTTTGACCACAAAGATAATAGTCTTGGCTTTGGCATTACTGTAAGGTTAGTGCTATAGTTAAGACTTACTTTATCAGCCGTTCCATTCTCAACTATCTTTTCAAGTATTTCTTGATATTCCGGAATAATAAAAGGTTCGCCACCAGTCATTTTGATATGACGAATATTTGGAATGTGTTTATCTAGATTTGACATGTCATAAGGAACAGGTTCAGGATGTTCTTTGATAAACTTTGCAACATCTTTTACACCGGGTATATTTGGCTGAACGTAATCTTCTACGGCTAGCCAATCTTTATACCAATTTGTAGAATAAAAAGGACCGCACATTCTACATCGAATATTACACCGATTGCTAAAAGATAACTCAAGCCAAACTAACTTAGGATTGTCTACATCTAGATCTTCAATAAGAGGTTCATTAAACCCTCTAGGTTGTAAATGAATTTGTCTTAAAGATCTTTTTCTACCGGCATCTTCTTCTTCCCAGCACTTACGACAACCCGGGTGTCTTTCACCTTTAAGCATAGCATTGCGAAGCTCTTCAATAGGACCTACTTTATTCAAGAGAAATCGACAGCAAGGCTTTTCAACTCCTCCCGGTCCAATAAAAGTGTGGTTCCAAGGAAGAGAACAGAATGTATCAGACGTAGTCTTTAAGGAGGTGTTCATATCCTGGTGCTGCTTTCGGTACGCGAAGATCTAAATAATCACCGCACCAAGTTCTATCACAAACTGTTGGCTCGGTAGGCAATTCAAAGCCTTCATCAAGTTCATATATGTTTCCAATTGGTCCGCCGCGGTGGCAGCTACCAATGAATACTCTTCCGTCAGGATCGACTTTTAGATGCTGAACACCTGCCCAGCACGTCCATCCCTTATAGTTATTGTCTTTGTTAAGCGTCATAGTATTATAGTGATCTACTGTTACCGATCCATCCTCCCAATATCTTTCAATGTTATTTCTTTTTTTAGCATCAGTCTTATGTTTATACCAACTATTAATTCTATCAAATTCTTCTTGAGTGTAGAAAGAATTTCTTCCTATTAATTGTTGAAACACTTCTGAATCATAGCCTTTGCTTCTTCTCTCCGCTTTCTTCTTAATCTTATCAGCAGTAGATACTGAACCGGTGTTATCACCTAGAATTAACTCATTCTGGCCCGGCCGCAGTTCGTTTGTAACACCGTGTTGTGGTCGAATATTGCGAAACTCGATCTTCTCAATATCTTCTTCAACTAATCTTTCCCACATTTTTTCGATTAGATCTAGCTGGCCAGGGTATACCATAAATCGAGCGATAAATGTTTTCTTCTTATCGTGAGTATCATTCCACTCTCTACGCCACTTTTCGATAGCGATAATCTTTTCAAGAGTTTCTTCAATCTTATTATGAATATACTCAAAGTGTATAGAGAAGACAATATTATCTAGAAATTGAAAGTTCTTAATGATTTTATCTGCTGGAATAGATCCATTTGTTACTACAGATATTTCGTCAGGCATAGATCTTCCGATATATTCTACAATATCATAGAACCAAGGGATAATCATAGGCTCACCTCCACACAATGACCATTGCACGTTATACCAATACTTGTCTTCAATGGCGTCAACGAGTAGCTTCATTTTCTCAAGAGGAGGATTAGGGCTATGAAAATCGTGCAAGTAGTCGACACAGTACGAGCAGTCGTAGTTACACCGCTTAGTCATATACCAGTCTACACTAATAGCTTTTGTTCTATTATGAATGTATCTTTGTGCTACTTGTTTCATATATCTCTCTAATGTGAGGAAAAAGCTTAAATGAATCTTGATTTCTTATTTTATCGAGTGCATCATTATATTCGATAAATCCTTTGTATTCTTTTTCATGAGGAGTACGAGTTGATCTCAAATTGCTAATTAAATTATCCAGTTTTTCATGGTGTCTATCATGCAGAATAGGCTTGTAACTTTCTAGTTCTTCAGCAGCATGTAAACGAGTATCTAGGTCTATCATTTCTAGACTAAACCTATCTGGTGAATGAACCGTATAGAAAAACATATCACAATCATCTTGAAATTCTAAAAACCAGTCTAGAAATTTCCACATAGATAGACATTGGTATACTGTAATAGCTGACAGTATACTTTTTCTCCATTGCGAATGTAATTTCAATGATCTAAAATTCTGATCTACTACGCTCCATTTGCTTGGCCAGCGAAGGAATTCATTCTCTTCTCCATACGCATCGATAGAAGCTCCAAACCAACCTGACTTAAATTGGTTAAGCAGACTAACCACATACTCATCGACTTTATTAATATTACTGTGTACATGAACATGCATTCGAGAAGCATGGCCAGTATCAACCAATTGCTGCAGAGTTGTTATAACATTGTCGTCAATAAGTGGCTCACCACCGTGTAACTCAATCGCATCTATCTGATTAACATGCTTCCAAAACTCGTTTAGAAAGTTACCTCCGTCTCCTAGCTGTTTCTTTGAACATCCGATTAATTGTTTCTTATCATACTCAGGAATAAAGTCGTAGTGCTTAGTGTGTTCTTTCTCGATAAGAGTTGAGTTTTTCGGTGTACAGATTCTACACGCAGAATTACAAACCGAAGATAATCTAAACTCCCACCAGGCCGGCATCTCTTCGACGTATCCATCTTCACGAATTCGATGCTTATACTTCTCATAATATCGATCAAGGTATCCTTGTCTTTTAGACCCGCCACCAGATTCTTCTGTGCGTTTACATCCTTCGCACTGAGGTATTCTTTCACCACGAATCTTACGTCTTCTAAAATCTCGCATCCAATCACAATTCCAAAAGTCTTCTACACTATCGGTGTTGAGATTAAATCCTTCAATCGGATAAGCTCCTTCGGCTTGACTGCAAGTTTTAAGAGTTCCGTTAGGTCTACAATTCAATACCATAAATGGAATTATACAAAAATTCTCATTCATAGTAAATGCTTAAATTCTGGCACAACAGATTTAATATCTTGATTTCGTAATTCGTCAAGCTTAGTTGTTTCAAACACAAATCTGTCCCAATGGTCTTTATAGTAATCTTCTGATAGCATGAAGTCAGTAACTCCATCACATATTTTTACAAAACTATTTTTTACTTTAGTGCTATATCCACTTGCCAAGATCCAGTCAATATACTCTTGGTATTTTTCTGCCACCTCATCTTTAAATATTGCTGGTAATACTTTGACATTGAAGTGCTTCGGTGAATGGCACATGTGGTGAGTAACAAGAGGCCTACGGCCAGTGAGAGGATTAAATCTTTTTAGGCCAGATTCTTCTAGTTTCCATCTCATAAACTCCGGTAAGTGTAAAACATTATACGGTGTAACAGTAAAAGTAAACCAGCACTTTAGATTAATGTCAAGATTCTGGTCAAGCCTTTGCATATTACGATATAGAAGCTTCCACTTGATAGGAGCTCTTTGGTATTCTAAAACATCTCCATAGCCGTCAATTGAAACACCAACTCGTATTTGCTTAAAGCTTTCCCATAGCTTGAGAATACGATCAGTTACATTTGTCAGATTGGTATTATATTCTATTTCAATATCTTTTGCTCTACCAGATTGTACTAGCCTTTCTAAAGATTCAATGTGCTCCTCGATGATAAGAGGTTCACCACCAACAATGTACATTCTCTTTACGTTGTTAGTATATTTCTCAAAGTTATTCCAATAGTAATTAGAATTCTTAAACCAGTCATATTGATTAGTAGACCATTTACCTTTAGCATTCTTTGTCAAAGTAATTAAGTCATGTGTATCTTTGTATGTAGTCTTATCGTGCATATTAACAAAGTCATCATACCAAGTATGGCTATCGGTCGGTCCACACATTCTACACTTCAAGTTGCAGAAGTTTCCATACCGAATATCAAAGTAATCAATATCGAAATCGTCAGGATTAATAGTACCATCTTCTTCTGTATTAGATAAGGCACCATCCATGATATGACCCCAATCGTCATTCTCATATCCTCTTCGCGATTGTACACCATTTAGTTCTTCTTGTCTACAACGCTCACATTCCGAATGCCACTCTCCTTTCATCATAGAAGTTCTTACTTCTTTGAGAAGCTCAGCATTACGTGCTTCGTTTAGATCATCTCTACCTGCATTATATGGTGTACCATCTTCTTTTCGAAGAATACCACGATTTTTTGTATAGCTGTTTGTGTTACAGCATACTCTAAGATCTCCGTTATTACGAAGATTAATAGAGTTCCAAGGTAATGGACAAAACGTCTTACTCATTTATACCACTCTAGCCAATCATAGTCTGGAAATGTTTCATTAAAATCTATAAATCTTTTATCTGCTACCGTGTAACACCACTCGGCTGTCTCTGGTAATCTTGTTGACCAATCGTCTGCATCCATAAAGTTAAGCAAACCTTGCATACGTGGTATACCATACTCTGATTGTCTCCAAGTATCGTATGGCACTTGGCGTTCAGTTACGCCAGTACAATCTTTCCAATTCTTTTCAAGCCATGGAAATAACTCGTCTTCGCACTTCTGCCTAACGTCTTTCTTAAACCATTCAGGCAAGACTTTTACATTAAGCTGCGGTGGCCAATAGGCTAAATGACATGAAAATAAGCCACCGCCAGACGGCCACTTGTTTAGAAGTTTGAATCCTTCTTGCACTTTCCATTTAATAAATTCAGGCAAGTAATATATATTGAGTGCAATACAAGTCCATGCCGTAGTAAGCTCAAGGTTACCGTGTGGATAATTATCCAGCTTTTTAATTTGTTCTACAACTTCAGGCCAAGGAGACGGATAACGAATAAAATGATTTCGTTGTTCAATGTCATCTATAGAAAAATGGAAGATTACATTGCGGAATTCTTTCCACAAATCAAATAAGTCTTCTCTCCATTCTAATCCGTTTGAGTTATAGCGCAGTTCAATATCTTTCGCCAATCCATCCTCAATAATTTTTTCAAGAAGAGTATAGTGCTCATCCATAATTAGAGATTCACCACCGGCCCAGTATAATTGCCGAAGATGCGGAAGCTGTGAGTACAGCTCATCCCAAAAGGTTGGACTTTTCTTATGCCAGTTATAAGATCCACCCGTCCAAGCTAGCTTGCCAGTCTCTTTTTCCCACTCCATAGTCTGCTTGAGTTTAGGATTAACTAGATGTGGATGGATTTGTTTGTGTTCTTTTACCCAACCGCTCGAATCATGTGGGCTACACATAACACAAGCCAACTGACATTTAGAGCCAAGGCGCAAATCAATATATCGAATCCTAGGGTCGACTGTCCCGTCTTCTTGAGTACCACGAATGATTTCATCAATTCCTCCTGCATCTTGTATCCATTTACGAGTTTCCCACTGCCTCTTTGATCGATGGCCAGCTTCTTCTTCCTTGAAACATTTAATACACGATGCAGGTTTTTCTCCAGCTAACATTTGTCGCCGAACACCTTTCATGTATTCGTTGTTCCAGCTTTCAAGCAGTCCAGTCGTAGCAAGGTTTGCTGGTTTACCATCATCTCTTTTTAAGATTCCGGCATCAGACTTAGTCTTGTTAGTAGATTCAGCATTAACAGCAACACCGCTAGCATTTGCTGTACAACACACTCGCATATGACCATTAGGCCTAGTGGATAAATGCATCCAGGGAAGCGCGCAAAATGTTTCTGTAGGAAATTGTTCGTCTAGTTCTTTTTTAGTGTACATTTCAATTCCAATGATATATAATAGTATATACAGTTATTTATATGGATGATCATGAACTTCTTTACGCTCAAATGGGGTGACAAGTACGGGCCAGAATACGTTAACCGTTTATACGGATCTTTAGTATCTCACTATCACAAACCCTTTACTCTTACTTGCTATACTGACAATCACGAAAATATACGTGATGAAGTATACATACAGCCTATACAAGATCTAAGGCCATACAACACAGATCGAGTGTTTACATACGAAAAACTCATGCTCATGGAAAAGTATGAGAAAGGTATGTGGCTCGACTTAGATATACTTATACACCAAGATATTACTGACGTATCAAGTGACAAAGACTTCACTATGATATGGAACTACTGGAACAACTACGAAGAAAGATCGTTGTACTGGTACGGCAAAGGGACGTCGTGTCATGTTAACAGCTCGTTTGTCCAATGGAACAATCCAGATTGGTTGATTCGATTTACTCGAGATAATTGGGATAAGATTAATTGGACATACAAATCTCTAGATAAATACATGTTCTATCAACATGCAAGAAATGATAGACTTAATTATTGGCCAGCAGATGCTGTGTCTAATTACAATAGAGAGAATCTAACTCTGACAAAAAAAGTAACTCTTTTCAATACATCACATATCAAGGCTAATAACCTTGCAAATGAAATCGGATACGAATTACATGAATCGGCAAAAGATGTCGTTGATCTCTGGAAAAGCTACGAACTACGATAGTGTACTTTTTCTAGCATGCAACGATATAAGAGAAACGCTATACACTCTTAACGCAATAGAGATCGATGCTCGAGCTATCGACTATGATCCAAAGTTTGAAGACTACGACCTATATGAATGCAAAGACTTTGTGTTTGATGAAGTCAATTTAGACGCTGAGCTAGTAGTTCATATGAACTGCGAGAAAACATATCCGTTTGAACGAACTGGAGATGTTATATTGATTGGTGATGATGAACGTCACAACGGTGACTGTGTACCAATACTAAGCTGCAATCAGTTAACATATATGTATGATGTCAAGGAAGTGTATGAAGAACACGTTATAGAATATCATGGAAAACATTACTACATTGTTTGGGGTAGAATGTAATGCAAATTGAATACTCGAGAATAGTCAAATGGTTTCGATATAATCATCCAAACAAGATGGACAGGCTTTGGGATAGCCTATCACCGAATCAAATTATTGGCAAGCAGTGGTTAGTTAATAGTCTGCAAAACGTGCAGATTCCTCGAGATGAGAATGGTCAATTCAGAGTAGAAATCGTAGGTGGCTGGTATGGCTATCCACTTATTGATCTTCTTATGTCAGAGTACCCCGGTCAAATCAAAGAGATAGACATATTCGAATTAGATGAATTTGCTACAAAGGTTATCTACCGCTACAGCCAGATCTTTGGACACACTAACGTTAGAATATTTCACCAAGACTACTTTACATATCAAGAAACTCGTAGAACACATATGGTAATCAATACTAGCTGTGAACACATGTGGGATATGTCTCATAATAAAGAATGCTATGAATCACCCGATAGAACTCTATTAGTATTGCAATCAAATAACAAGAGAGATGAGATAGAACATATTAACTGTGTAGATAGTTGCCAAGAACTATTAGAAAAGAATGAGTTAAGTGAAATGCATGGCGATTGGAAAAGAATGAATCAAGGTACGCCAGATAAATTTATTCGATTTATGGTTATGGGTAAATGGAAATAGTTTTAGTAAACACTCCGCCCGCGTACGGACAGCAGGTGTGGGTGGATAATATTAAGCATATGCTTGATAATAATAACAGGGAGTACGATACTATTCATGTCATGGATAGCGTGGTATATGGCGGTGTTTACGATAAGCTTCTTCTGTTTGATCGTTTTCGGACGGGACAATACCTGTATTTTGATCTCGACATTATTATCAACGGCTCTATCGTGGATCTTTATACTAATAAATTTACGCTACTAAATGCATGGTGGAGAGAACCATTTCACACACCGTTGAATAGTTCTATTATGTCATGGTGTGGTGACCATTCGTATATCCACGACAAATTCGCAGAAGATCCAGACTACTATATGGTAAAATATCACAAAGGCATTGATGAATATATTTACAAAGAAATAGAATACGAAACATATGAGAAAGTCTGTGATTCGTATGTTTACGGTGGAGGTGAAATGCCTATTACTCTATACAATCATGCAAGGGATAAGCTATGGGAACACGAGTGTTCGCTGTCAGAATAGGCGATAGATACGATCAAAAGGTTGAAGACTACATCAACTCCAAACTCGATAACGTAACGTGGATTCGAGAAGAAACTATAGGAAAGCTACAGTGGAATAAGCTTGTTCCTATGGGTATGGATATTGATGAGCCTGTTTGTATTATCGATATCGATATTGCATTGATTGGTAATTATATGGATATGATAAACTATCCGATTCATAGAGGAGAATTTATTGCAGCACAAGCGTGGTGGAGAGATACTGAAGACAGAAGGTATAGACTACAAGGATCATTTCAAAAGTACTATCCAAAAGATTGCAAGTATATTTATGATAAATTTATTTCAAATCCAGAGTACTGGATGGAATACTATATCAAAAACGGGACCACTATAGGTCCCGTAAATGGTGAGCAATATTTCGTACAAGATAGTGTAGAAGAAAGATTAGAGCTAAACTATTTGCCAGACTCGTGGATCTGCCGCTGGGAAAACTTTGCAGAATACAATGAAGAATTTATTCGCAGTGCTACAGAATACTACCCTAAAGACTGGTTATACAAAGATGGAAAGTTTAATCCTGACGTTCGCCTTCTTCATTTTCAAGGGTCGAATAAACCTCATAAAGAAGCGCTAGAAGCTCGAGGGTGGTAGTAGCTTTTCTCATCTTAGCTTTCCACTGACGATTCTTTGAGTTCTTTACTTCTTGAAGCTCAAAGATTTCAAGCTTAAGTTTAAAGAACTTTTCCTGATCATTACCTACTTCTTTAATTGATTCTAAACTAATATCACCTTGTTTCATGACTTGGCCGGCGCCAATCTCATAACCTTCAGGAATGTCATTCCATCTCTTATCAATAATAGCTGTCAGCGCATCATAGTGCGTGATGAACTCGGTCATGTACCGATGTCCTTCAGCCTCATGCTTATTGAATTCTACATAATTTTTTTCTAGATCTTCAATAGTAAACTGTTTAAGTATTTGCTTTACTGTCTTATCTTCTGGATTGAATGTAACATGTTCAATGTAATGCATGTCAGCTTTCTTATCATCCCATTCATAACGAATAAGACTTCTTGAAGTATCAGTAAATCTTGCAGTGTCTAATTTTTTCATGTTATCCTCATGACAGGTTAAAGTAATATGTTGTTTGTGTTACGGAGGATCCTGATGGAGTACTAAATGTTCGATAGTATGGATTAGAAAACTGATTAGTATTAGTTGTAGCAGTTTGTTTAGTATCCGTAAAGGTACCTTTACTCGTACCACCAGCGCTTGTTCCAACGGTGTATTGTAAGTCACCGTTATCCACTCTGCGAGTCAAGGCTGGCAACAAAACGTTTTGAACAAGATTTGAACTCTCTATAATCGTTCTTTCTTTTAGATTGTCAGTGTCAAGTCCGAGTGGAAATATATCTGATCCCGGAACTGAACTTAAAGATCTCTTAAGCCAAAGCTTAGTGACAGTTGATCCGTTTGAGTATGTAGTATCAGTATACCACGTGCCTTTATCATCCCATGTACCAGCGCCACCACTACTCGGTGCACCAGTAGAAACTCTATATGATCCTACCTCATCACCTGTCTTCATATCTGTAATACATTGAGCGATGAGATCTGCGTAAATGTCTGCTTCTACATAAGCTGTTCTAATCTCACCACCGGAAGTATAATGCACGTAACCGTCAGTGTCATGAACTGATCCAGCAGGAAAACTTGGAAACGTTCTATCTTGCTGAAAGGAAAAGTTAGCATCAGTTTCTGATCCAATGCCGGGTGCAGCAGGATAACCTGTTATACCGGGTGTCGAACCATTTCGAGTATTTGACGCCATTTGTTGTGTAGAACTCGTATCAGCCGCAGTTCCAATAACGGTGAGACTACTTCCAACCGAAACATAACCATCTCCACTTCCAGCCAATTGACTGGCATATGCTACACGCAAATAATATAGAAGCCGATCCAAATTAGCATCGGTCATTTCTTGCAGATTTCCTGCTTGTAAGCTTAGTGGTCTTACCATTCTATTGTCCGGGCCCGAATATAGTTTTTAGAGTTGTTCCAGCTGCATTCTTGATTAAAAGCTGTGTACGAGTTGCAAACACGTGCGAAGTGATTGTATTAGCTTGAATACGAAACTGTCCACCGGCCGAATCAAAAGAAATTTGCTGACTAGAATCAACATATGTTGCAAACAATCCTTTCATTTCAGCAGAATCATTTAGATTAGCATCTACAATAGAATTAATATCGTTAATAGCTGCAACTAGATTATTTTTAACATTTGTGCTTAGTGAAGATAGGGTACCGATACTTGAATCCAAATTGTTAGAAGCAGTAACAAGATCAGAACCACCTGCCGAAAGCAATGCAATATCGCCAACGTGACTACCGATTGTATTTGTTTTCGTAACCCAGGTAGAAACCGGATCCGATAGGTTAATTACTGTTACTGCCATCTTTATCCTCTACAAGTTTCATGAGCATTTTTTTAAGTTGATCAACATCATTAGCTAAACTTTGAATTTGCTCTTGCTGCTCTCTCCACACTTTTTTTCTTCTTCTAGCCTGATTAACTTCACTGGTATTAACATTTAAGATGACACCATTAGTAGTTCTTACTAAGTCTGGATGGCCATCTACTCGAGTGTATTTATTCATTATGTTACCATAGCAATTGTTCTAAGATCTTTAATGATTGGAATCTTAGAAGAGTTAGTTGAATTCATCACGATTTTAACTTGGAACTTAGTGAATGCATCAAGGAATCCGCCCTGTCCGCCCGGCATATACTCGTAGTCTCTAAAGATAGCAGGGTTATCATCAGGTGGATTGTTTGAGAATTCTTTAACTTCAACCCAGTTAATTTCGTCAAAGTTTGTTTCGCCAGTTCCTACTTTGTAATACACATCAAATGTACCCGTCAAAGGTCTGTGAGCTCCAAACAAGATCTTCAATCCTACTGCCTGTTCTTCAAGTGTTACCGGAACAGTAACATGCTTCGCCGCAGAAGTACCTTGGCTAGGATGAGTTTCTTGCACAATTGCAATCGGTACGTTAAATCCATTCGTATTATTTGAATCTTGTTTATCGATAACATTTTCAAATGTAGTAATAGAAGCTCTTTGTAGATCTACGATCGGTGTAACTTTATCATCTTGGGTTGTCAGTGTTAGCTTAAGTGTAGTTGACTTAGCTCCAGATAAAGCTGCTTCATTTGAATCGCTGAAGATCGCTTGTGGTTCATCATTAACATTGAAGTCATTTAGAAGTACAGTTCCGAAGTTTGTATCTTTTGCTCGGCTATATCCGGTTGCCGTATTTCTATTGTTAGCGTATGATGCACCGTTTGTTAGTTTAATCTGCGCGGTGATGTTAGTTGAATTAGGCATCAGTGTTTGAATATTTGGTACATAATTATCAAACATCATATTCTGAGTTGCAAGCAACCCGTCACCACCCGTTCTAACACTGCTAGTAGCAGCAGAGTCCGCTTCAAAAGTATAACCCGTCCAATCAACTGACGTTACTGTTCGAGATCCAGCCATCATGGATCCAATGATACCGCCATAATATGCACTAGAATTAATGTTCGGGAATCTAACTTTATCATTCTTGATAAAGCCATGACAAGGTTGGAATACTCTTACAGTCTCATCACCCTCAGTTGTCAACAGCGCGTTGTTAAACAATGGTACAGCTGGCACTGAAGCATTTTCAAGAATAGCATCACCTGTTGTATTGAACTTAGCTCTATACAGCTTAAACATCAAGTCTTTAGACTGATCCGGTGTCCATGTAAATCCATTCTGAGAAGTAAATAGAGAACCTAGTGTAGGCTGCCTATTGACTCGAGCTTCAGTAGATCCTAATACGAAATCATAAGTTTCAGCGACATAAGCATTGTATTCAATAGTTTCCGCTTTAAGAACAAATGCGTATTCTCTATCAGGAAGAAGATAGACCGGCTCAGGAAATTCAAATGTAGTAGGTGCTGCTCTTACTGCAGCCATACTGTTAATGTCTGTCGGCAAATTAACATCAGCCGGTGAAACATATGCATAAGCATCTGGAATATGAATCGAGTTAGGTATGCCATTCTCGACACCTCTTAACTCGCCACGAATAGGAATCACCGAATCTTTTGTTGAAAGGAATGCTTCAACTTTAGTGACAAATATACCATTAGGATTTTCTTGTCCATTGATGTAGAATGTTTGAGCTAGTGGATCTCCAGCTCCTCCGCCATCACCGCCATCACCGCCGCCGCCGTCATCTTGAGGAGGTGGAGGTGGTCTATTAATAAGAGTAAGCCTTTGCTCGATTCGAGTATTTCTAACTGTTCTTTGTCGAGTTTCTAGAACTCCAGAAGAAGTAAATACATTTGATGTTTTAGATAATGCGTCATTATCATTTCCACCTGTAATATCTAGAAGTTTAAATAATTTACTGCCTGTCCGGAATTTAAGAGATGAATTACTTGGAATAATAAATGATCCAGTGAGTTGTCCTTCAGCATTACTGATTAGGTCAGTTGCTCCACTTGGATGAGCAGTATTATTTGTGTAAGTATTTCCATCATCACCGCGGCGTCTTGACCATGTTTTAAATGACTCGCCTCGAGTATAACCGTCAATGGCAATATCATTGAAATATGAGAAATGCTTAGTATTAGGTCTTAATCCTTCAGCTTTGAAGAATACTTTCTTTGATCTCATGAATGGAATGATTTGTACATCAATAACTTTATCAGCAATAACTTCTCTTCGAGTTGTTACGCTACCTCTAACAGTAACTGTATTACCACTCGGCCGGCCAATCCAGCTATTTCTCCATGCACCAATACTGTTAACTACTCGTGATCCGCCATTTACAATTTTATTGACATTAACAATAACGTCAGGAGCATATCTCGTTTCAACCCATTCGTCAGATGCAGGTGATAGTCTCATTACTCCGTTGTGAGTAATAACTGCGAATGGATTAACATTGAGTGTTCCTGTTGCTACATTTTGATTAACAAATTCTGGTTGTGAAGCAATAGGAAGAATTACTAGATCACCTTTGAGAGTGGTTGAAGTTCCTGCGTCTGCAGAATCAAAAAGCATTCTAACATTTCTAACATGCTGTTCAGGTGTAAGTACACCTTCAAGATCATCGATGACTGCTCTATATTCGCCTCTATCGATTGCAGAGAAGCTATAGTCTTTGAAGTTATCAACTAAGAAACCTGCTTTTGTTCTTGCATTTCCTGAAGAATCTAGAACAGAAAGACTTGATGTGTTGAGCTCTAAAAGACTTAGAGTAGTTAGTTCTTGAAGAGTATCAATTCTTTGCTCAAGCTCTGCGATATCTGACATTGTAAATCGCTTATTAGGAATGATTGCAGTAGATAGATCTGACTCATTCAGTGTAAAAGGATTCAAGTCGACATTCATAAGAAGCATAGAGTTTGTAGTAACAGCCGGCTGTTCTGGATCTAGATCAGAAACACCAGTCAATACTTCGACTTTACCAACTTGATACCCGGCAGAATTTTTTCTTGTGCTTTCAGCCGTTGCTACTAGCCTATCTCGTCTCGGCATATAGTAGGTAATATCGCCTGTAAATGTTTCGGTGTTTGTTGGGAGAAGATTAATAAGCCCAGCACCGCCACCGCCATCAGAATCATATCCGTGGCCAATACCACCAAGGAGAGATCCAGTCTTAGTTGCAACAGGTCTGAAGTCAGCCACATCTCTTAGAGGAACCGACTGGCCATCATTTTGCTCGTATGTAGGAATATCTTTATATGGAACTGTTGCAGTAGGATATGATGTAACATCAAAGAAGCTTCCACTAGTATGAGTGAAGTGTTTAAATCTTACATAGATGTCACTTGTCGGTGCAGACAAACCACCTTTAAGAATAAGTTTACCGAATCCATAGTAATTATCTCTTTGACCATTGTCTAGTATCCAGTTCTGAGAAATATCAGCACCATCTGAATCTGCAATCTTTACTGCATCAAGACTGAAGATGTCGGTCTTGTCTAGATCAATAAACTGCTGGCCAGCTGAGTCAACATTAGCATCACCCGGCCATGCAATAGTGATGTTAGTATCATTAAGAACTTTAGTACGTACAGTAGGAGAAGGCTTACTTACTTTAGCTAAAATTTCTAGAGTTTTACTTGCAGATGCACCAGTAACGTTAAACGCAGTCTGTGATGCGTCTGTGAAAGTAATAGTAGGAGACTCAATAGGTCCGTCAGTTGGAGCAATAATCCATTGGCCAGTATTTTCAAAAGTTCCTGATGTTACGGACACACTGGCAGTTGAAGCTCCAGCGCCGTCAGTCGCGACAGTGTATCTTTCTTGAACCGAGATAGCGTCATATGAAGTACCTGTTTGTGTAGGCCTGACTCTTGGTAGAGGAAATAGCAAATCGTTTTGAGCAGTATTTACTAGTTGAGCTACACCGTCTACAAGGTTAATATCAAAGTAAGAAGTTGCGCTTGTTCCAATTGACTTAGCAGATCCAAATGATTTACCAGAAGCCATGCGAATATCGAAAAGATAATATCGGTGGAATGAACCATCTTCTTCAACCGCTCTAACTCTACATGTACCCAAGAAGTCACCGCCATAAGTTACAGCAGATTTAATTTCAAGCCTTTCAAATGCTGAGATGTTAGGAAGACCTTTGTTAGTACCGCCTAACACATAGTTTCCGTATTGCACAACTATAGCTTCATTTTCAATCGCTACTGTTTCTTGTGCTTTTGATACATTAATTTTTTCAGCAGGCATTTCTAAGCGGTAACCATCAATATAGACAATACCGTCAGTTACTTCAAGCTCTAGAGTTGAATCATTGAGATCATTGAATTTAGCATTAAAGGGTTTGACAATATAATCGCCAGACTCTTCTTTTGTTCTTAGTGCTAAAGTATCATTAAGTACGTTATAAGAGTTTGTTGTAGTAGTAGTGTCAGTAATTCTACCACCGTTAACTTTAGTCAAGAATATAAAGTTCTCACCAGAAGAAATTTGGTCTCTAGTTGTTAGTACAAGCCTAATGCGGTATCTGTCAGCACCAGGAGCAGCAATATTAGGAACAGCCCCTTGGTTATCATAAAGATCGTTTGTATCATCAATTGACACTACATCTTCTACAAGCTTAAATCCTACATCGAAAGTTCCATTGAGCGTGTATTTAGCTAAGTCAATTTGCTGTTTTTCGCAGAATACAAAATGCCCTTGTGCAAAGAAAACACCTTCTGCAATTGAGAACCGAAGGCCTTGACCGGATGCACCAGATGAAGCAGTAATCATATCATATGCTGAGCCTAGTGCAGCATTTTGTAGAGTATTACTGTTTCCAATAGTAACCGGCGATGAACCTGAAGTACCAGCTGACGTAGAAACATACTGAACAATGAGTGTATCAGGATCTGAACCAGTAGCTGGAATCACTTCTAGTACTTTAACAATAAGCTGTGGGTTAGGAGATGCTACTGTAAAGTCTTTACCGATAATATCTGCGGTGTTAGTCGGCAGTTGTCCTCCAGCAAGCTTAACAAAATTGACATTGCTTAAAGTTAAACCTCCGGGTTTAACCATCCCGCCTTCTCTAAAGATATTATTTCCAAATCTTTCAACTTCTTTTTGGATAATAGTTTGAAGCTGCGTAAGCTCGCGAGCCTGCAAAGCTTTACCCGAATTAAATAGAATTCGATGGTAATTATCGCTATCTCGAAAGTCGTCTTTATATGTTGTATTGAACGTAGTTGTAGTTAGATTTGTTGCCATTCTTTACACCGTTATGATAACTTTAATATCTTCTGTCTGAGCTGACGACCGAATAACACGAGCCCGGTTTTCAATATAGAGTACATCACCTGAGTAAGCATCTACTGAAGAGTATTTATCTCCGCTATCAATAGTGGCTGAGCCTGATCCAGATCCTGTGATCGTTTCGCCGTCAGAAAATACACCGGCGATGCTATTACTATTTTGATGGAAGAAAATCTTATTGCCACTTGCACTATCGAGTTCATCAACAAAGGCTGTAGCTCCAGATGTTCCACCAGTTATAATTTCATCCACTGCGAATCCAGCTGCAGATATTGTAGTTGTAATTGTCATAAACCTTGAAGCTTTAGAGCTATTGCCAGTAAATCGAGGTCCTGCCACAGCGCTATCAGTCAAGTCTAAGTTCTTTAAAAGCAGGATTTGTCTAAAATCGTTAGTGATATTAAATGTGTCACCTTCCGCGCCAGAAGGTTTAATGTTGAACATCACCGACGATGATTTCAAATCTTTAATAGATGAAACACCGATTCCTTCTGCCGTAGATAGGATAGGTCTTAGGCTAGCATTTCCACTTACTGTTGCACTAGCATAATCATATCCAGAACCTAATCCAGCAGATTCATTATCCATTTCAACTTTGACGATTGTTCCGCCAGAAATAGTTGCAGTCGCTGAGGCTCCAGATCCATTCCCTCTAATTGTAATCGCAGGAGCTGTGGAATAACCACTACCTCCATTTGTAATATCAAATCCTAGGATGGCGCCTTTCCTTGCAGTATTTTGAATATTTATCTGTTGCAATTCAAATGCGTTAGCTGAAGAAGAATCAATCGTTATGTTTTGAACTGGTAAAAAACTAGATGATAAGAAATGTTCCGGCTCTAGAAGCAGAGATCGCATACATTAGTTTCCAAACATAACCGTCTGAAGTTTTAAACGCTTGAACTTGATTTACACCAGCATCTGTAAAGCTAGGTTTTACAATAGACGGGTTAGCTGCACCGGTTGCATCTTTACCTTGCTGTAGACAAATGTAAATCTCTTGATCTTCAGTCATTACATAGTAAACGTTTGTAGGATAACCAGTTAGATCATCTCTCCAAGATGAATATATTGTACCTGAAGTCCAGTTATTTCTAGGAATAACAAATGAAGTACCTGTAATTTTTTTAACCGATTGCAAGTTTGATCGTGCTTCTCTCTCTTCTTCTAAAGATCGAATCGGAGTAATGACGGTGTCGGAGCTATCATAAGCATCAGCTTTACCAATACCAATAAAGTATTCATTAGTATCTGTGCCGTCAGTAACTTCCTGAAACAGAAGATCTGCGAATTTTTGTTTTAAAGAGTCTGTTGCTATCGCTACCATATTATGTCACCGTTGTTACTGATTGATTGCCTACTAAGAACCAATTGCTTCCATCCCATATACACATCGCTCCTTCATTTGTAGCGATCGCAAAAGCGGTATTGGTACC